GTCCTATCTGGGGCATCTAGGATTTGCTATCAAGACATCCTTTAGTCTGTTTGTATTATCGGTAGTGGGCGTAATACACGGGTTTTGTCCATTCATATTCCCTAGCTTTGTGTCGACTAAAGTAAAAGAACTGGATAAGTTGCTAGATGGCCAGAGCTAAATCCAGATGGATACAGGGCGCAAAGCTCAAGAAGGGAGCGTTTCTTGCGAAGACATTTAAGAGGATGGCAAAGTAATGGCGACTCCATATTATATGGGTGGTTTATTGGATGAAGATGAGGAAAGATCATACTTTACTGGTGCGGCCCCAATGGCTACCTCTTCATTTCGTGCGCCTCCAATGTTGGCAAGTCACGATATAAGAGAGACTGAGTGGTATCGTCCGGGTTCAATGGAGAGGTGGGCTAGAAGGGGTGAGATTGGTTCAGCCGATCTTATAGATATTGACCCAACTACGGGTGTTGATATTCTTTATCCTAAAGGAACAATACCAAAGGTAAAGACTGGTACAAAAGGCCCAATGCCTGTTATAGAGCCTCCATTTGATCCAGCAACGCCTGATATAAAGCGTCCTAAACCCTATGATCCACTAACTGACCCTGAGATCTTAAGGATGATGGGCGAAGAGCCTATGTATGATGTGTCATTAGAGACTTCGTTAGAAGCGATACCAGAAGTAGATACATTTAAAGAGTTATCAGAAGTAGAGACTCCAGTTGATATTTCTGGTATTAAATGGATGGGGTTTCCTCGGTGGGGAGGTGGAAGTGGCACAGATAGATACACACCTTTTGGCACTGGATGGTCGGGTATAGGGGGTCCAGCAGCTTGGGGATTTGACCCGGATGATTTCCCGATGCTTTATTATGATAAGGCAATGAAGAAGCCCGGTGGCGGATTAGCTTTATCGGAATATGGTAAAACCGGGGAAGGTTTAGTTCCTAGATACCCGGGATTTGAAGATGTTGGCCCTATAATATATAGGAAAGTTCTGGCACATGACACACCAGAAGAGATAAGAAAATGGGGTGTTAGGAGCCTTCCTGAGTACAGCAAATCAGTTGACGGTAAGGGAGGTGGTATACCTATCTCGAAACCTGATTATATTACGCCTAAAGCATGGGTAGATGATATGCCGCTAAAACCTAACGCTAGGTTAGAGGCCAAAAGAAAGGCTGTGGAAGAAAAAGCAAAACGGGAGGCTGAAGATGCTATATATTTTGCTAGTGATGAGTACTATTCAAGACTTCCACCTTGGGAGAAAGATCGACTTTTAGAAGAAGGAGATCCAAGAGCCTTAGCGGATGAAGCAGAGAGAGCAGCATCAGCAGCAGCACCAACACTAGCTGATACTGGATTTGCATTTGAAGATGCTAAGGGAGCAGATGCTATAAGGAGAGCAACTGAACCGGGTTTTGGACTTTCCCCAGAAGATTTAGCTACGATTGTTAGAGAGGGAAAAGATCCTGATTATCCCGCTTTAACAAAAGAGCTTGGGGGAGATTTGTTAGACATTGCTCTTGCAGCTCCAATGCTTCGTGCGGCAAAACCCTTGGGTTTACTTGCTAAAGATATTATAGGAGGCGCCTTAGGCAAGCGAGCAGCGCAAAAGAAAATAGATGAATTTGTGGGTCCAAAAAGAACGACCGTCACCCCGGGGGCATTAAAATCAAAGACAGATGTTGATGTTGCTGTTGCAACATCTGGAGTTACCACAGCGCTCAAACCGACTGTAGCCACTACAGCGGCAGTGAGGAGATTGTTGGGAGATGTGGGAAGCACAAAATACAAGGAAGTTGCTAAAGCTTTAAAAGATACTGGGAATTTTTTGTCCCCAGAAGCATTTGCTCAGCAACACATTACTAAAGTGTTAGGCGTACCGGGGATTGGCTCAGCTACAGAAGCAAAGATTCTTTCTCTTGCGCTAGAGGCAGTAAGAGGTATTAAATCTCGTGCAAAGACTGGGTCTTTTACAAGACCGGGCGCTACAGGGGCAGTAGATACCTTTAAGAGATCAATTCCACTGCCAACAACAGGACCGGGTCCGATTGGTGTGGGAGTTCCAGCAGCAGGGTATGCGATTACAAAAGCTCTTCTTGGTGAAGAATCTGATGCATCCACCTATGTCGACCCTTATCCGGGTATGATTGATCCTACATTTGAAGAAGCACCACTGACTACTTTTAGAGACCCTTTGAAGCATTATGATACAGAAGCTGTAGCTGGATCATTACCATTTGATATGAGTGATTCTCCATTCTATTACGATGTAATGGAAACCGCTCATGCTTCAGAGTTTGCACCAACACCTTATCCTTATGTTCCAGCGATGCCATCGCCAAGTGAATATTCTTATCCGGGATTTATTCCCTCATCTCCTTTTGGTACAGCTCCTTATAGTCCTCCCGGTTATAGTCCTATAACGGGAACATTCGCCGCCTCACCAACGTATGCAGAGATTATTGCCGCAGGAGGTGGTGAGTTTCCACCACCACCAATGGAAATCGGCACTTACATAGCTGAATAGTTCCCCATGACAAATAAACAAGACCAATTCATAGAGAACTATGTACTTACTGGGAATGCCACGAAGTCTGCTATTGCTAGTGGATACTCCGAAAGGACTGCAAAGGTTAAGGGTGCGCAACTTAAAGCTCAACTCCGACATGAGATACTTGAAGCGACTCAAAAAGTGCTGGCAGATAAAATCCCGGAGGGACTTAACTGGCTCACAGAACTCGCAAGAGAAGCAGAGAGTGAGTCTGTCCGTCTAGGCGCTATCAAGGATTTACTTGACAGGGCTGGCCTTAAACCTGTTGACAGAATAGAAACCACAACCATTGAGCAAATGTCAGACGAAGATATCAAAAGGGAACTAGATGCCCTCACAAGACATTAGAAGGTTAGAGCTTTTAAGAGAACAGAAAAAGAGACATCGCTTTAATCAGATAAACAGTTATGATCCTTATCCGTATCAGGAGAAGTTTCACGCAACAGGCAATAAGAATAGCCAAAGACTGCTGATGGCAGCAAACCGAATAGGAAAGTCCTATTGTGGAGCTGCTGAAATGTCCTATCATTTAACTGGTATATACCCTAAATGGTGGGAAGGAAGAACATACGATCAGCCTATTGCAGCATGGGCTGGTGGTGTTTCAAACGAGACAACCAGAGATATAGTACAGGCAGAATTATTGGGTTCCCCTGACGATCCCGATGCATTTGGTTCCGGGTCTATTCCTCTAAGTAGAATAATAAAAACGGAAAGAAAACCCGGTGTACCGAACGCAAAGAGCGTAGCCCTAATAAAGCACGTTTCCGGTGGGAACTCTTCTTTACATTTTAAATCCTACGACATGGGGCAGGAGAAGTGGCAGGGTCGATCTGTAGACGTAGTGTGGTTGGATGAAGAGCCGGGTAGAGACATCTACTCACAAGCGGTCACTAGGACGCTAGACAGGCGCGGTATGGTCTATATGACCTATACCCCTGAGGCGGGTATGACTGAGACTACATCGTCCTTTATAAACCGTCTACAGAAGGGACAGTCCCTTACGAATGCTACATGGGATGATGCGTCTGAGAAGATATCATCCATGAAGGGTGAGAATGGGCATCTATCTGAGGCAGTAATGGAGCAGATTCTGTCTGCATATTCCCCGCATGAGAGGGAAATGCGTAGATATGGCAGACCATCCATTGGTTCTGGCCTTATATTCCCTGTACCAGAAGAGAAGTTAATCACTGACCCTATCGAATTAAAAGATCATTGGCCTAGAATAGCGGCAATAGACTTCGGGTGGGACCATCCAACAGCAGTAGTGTGGTGTGCTATAGACCAAGAAGAGGATATGTTTTATGTCTACGATTGTTACCGGGCATCTAAAGCGAGTCCTTCCGTCCATGCACAGAATATACGTTCTCGACCAGATTTTATCCCCATTGCTTATCCCCATGATGGCAATAGACGAGATTCTATGGGTAATCCCGGTCTGGCTGATCAGTACAGGGTTCTAGGGTGTAACTTTCTCCTTGACCACTTCACTAATCCACCCGCATTAGGAGAGAACAAAGGGTCAAACTCCATAGAAGAAGGGTTAATGGCGATGATCCAGCTAATGGAAAAGGGAAACTTTAAGGTATTTTCTACATTAGGGGATTGGTTTGAAGAGTTTAGAATGTATCATAGAAAAGGTGGAAAAGTGGTTCCGTTCAAAGATGATCTAATGAGCGCAACACGTTATGCCTTTCAATCACAAAGATTTGCTGTGTCAGGGAAAGACCCCACATGGACTAAGGATATAGAATATAAGAATTATGGCATCATCTAAAATAAGCGATATAGAACTCGTAGCTCGTATAGATTCGGAGATTGAGGATGCGCTAGGTTATAGCGATACTATCTCCCGTCAACGGGAAGAGGCGATGAAATACTACTATGCCGAGAAGTTTGGCAATGAGGTAGAAGGTCGCAGTCAATACGTTGATTCATCTGTGATGGATACAATAGAATGGATCAAACCCTCTTTGATGAGGGTGTTTGCATCTGGTGATGAGATGGTTGTATTTAATCCTACAGGTCCTGAGGATGTAGAGACAGCAAAGCAAGCTACTGATTATGTTAATCATATCTTTACGAAAGATAACAATGGTTGGGAAATACTGTACACATGGTTTACTGATGCACTTCTACAAAAGAATGGTATAGTCAAATGCTGGTGGGATGATTATGAAGATTGGAACAGGGAAGAATATACCCGTCTTGATGAGGAAGAATTCAATGTTCTGATTATGAGTCCAGAGGTAGAGATTATAGAGCATACTCCTTATGAGGGGTTTCACGATGTTGTTATAAGTCGTCGCGCACACATAGGCAGAGTAAAGATTGAGAATGTAGAGCCGTCTGAGTTTCTTATCTCAAGAGAGTCCAAGACAATCGAGGAGGCAAGGTTTGTTTGTCATCGAGTAATAAAGACTCTTTCTGAATTACGAGAGATGTGGCCTGATGTTGATTTTGATCCAGCAGAGATGGGTAGCGGAGAAGATATGGTTCCCATGTCTGGAGAAAGATTAGCGAGATATTCCTATGATAATTCCGCAGGAATTCCTTGGGGTGGTCTTGGCATATCTTATCCAGAAGAAGTGTTAAGGGAATACTGGTTACATGAAAGCTATCTAAGAACTGACCATGATGGCGATGGTATTGCAGAGTTAAGAAAGGTATGTACCGTAGGGAGTATGGTTATATCTAACGAGCCTATTGACCGTATACCTTTTGTTAGTGTTACTCCAATAAAGATTCCGCATAAGTTCTTTGGTCTATCCATAGCTGATTTGATTATGGACATTCAGCTCATTAAGAGTACATTGATGCGTAACCTCATGGACAATATGTACAACCAGAACTTTGGTAGGTATGCAGTCCTTGAGGGTCAAGCTAATCTTGATGATCTATTAACGCAACGACCGGGTGGGGTTGTTAGAGTGAAGTCTCCCAACGCAATCATGCCGTTGGCTACACCGCAGCTTGAGCAATCCTCATTCGGAATGCTTGAGTACCTTGACCAACTAAGAGAGTCAAGAAGTGGGGTTAATAAATACTCACAAGGTTTAAATGAAAATGCTTTAACGTCGCATACTACTGCTACTGCTGTTGCCGCAACAATGACGGCAGCGCAGTCAAGAGTAGAGTTGATCGCAAGATGCTTTGCAGAAACCGGTGTTAAAGAGTTAATGAAGAATATCTATGAACTGGTTTTGAAAAATCAGGACCATGAAAGAGTTATAATGTTAAGGAACAAATGGGTTCCTGTGCGTCCAGATATGTGGCGCGATCAATTCGACTGTACTGTTTCTGTTGCTATTGGCAGCGGGAATAAAGACCAGCAACTCATGCACCTGACATCGATGTTACAGTTTGCGGGTGATGCAATGAGGGGTGGGTTAAAAATTGTCAGCGAAAAGAATTTGTATAATATGGGAGCTGCACTCATAAAGAATATGGGCTTCCAGAATGTGCAAGACTTCTTGACCGATCCTGACACTATTCCTCCAGAACCTTCTCCACAGGAACAGATGGAGCAAGCTGAGTTACAGCTTAAACAAAAAGAGCTTGAGATAAAAGCTGCAGACATACAGGTGAAGCAGCAGAAGATGCAGCAGGTAGCTGCCGCTGACGCTGTAGACGCACAACTAAAAATGGCAGAACTTGCACTAGAAGCTGAACAAGGTCGTGCCGTTGCAATAGGATAACATTATGCCGAAACTTAAAAAAGGAAAAAAGACTGTACACTATCCATATACTACAGCGGGAATAAAACGATATAAGCAAGATAAAAAGAAAGTTAAAAAAACCCGTAAATCGTGACGTACCCTCGCCCCGTTATAGAGACTTATATTCATATGGATAATGATGAAAGATTAAGAAGAGCCAACCACCTTTTACAAGATAAACTATTTAAAGAAACATTACAAACATTAGAAAAAGATATCAAAGATACTTGGTATAATTCAAGTATCAAAGATATAGAAACCAGAGAACAATGCTGGTTATCTTTAAGACTCCTTGAAAGGATTCGCACTCATCTAACCTCGATTTTAGAAACAGGAGAGATTGCGAAAAGAATCAAGGAATACCGTATCTAGGAGAAATTTAAAATGGCGGACACGCAAGCAGCCCCGCAAGAGGAAGTATCCTCAAACACGCAGCCCGGTAGTATACAGGAAGCAGAAGAAGCATTTCTAAAGATTATGAACCCTCCCCCGGAGGACACCGAAGAATCTGAAGAAGCGCAAGCATCAGAGGAAGTATCCGAAGATGAACCGGAACCTTCTGAAGTAGAATCTGAAGAGGAATCTGAAGAGGAAGCTGAAGAAGAGGATTCCGAAGAGTCACCCGAAGAGGATGAACCAGAAGATGAGTCGGAAACCGAAACCGTCTACACCGTCAGAGTTGATGGTACAGATGTTGAGGTCACTGAAGACGAACTCTTGAAGGGTTATTCTCGACAGGCAGACTATACAAAGAAAACCCAAGAACTTGCAGAATACCGTAAAGAGATGGATAATGCGTTTGCGTATTACCAGAATGAAGTACAACAGACTCAGCAAGCTAGGGCGCAGTATGTCGATGCCGTTGAATCGGCAATCCAAAACAATTATGCTCACCTCCAACAGTTCCAGAATATAGATTGGGAACGATTAAAGTCTGAGGACCGTGAAGAATATTTGACCAAGCGCGATGACTATAGACAAGCGCAAGAGCAAATAGACAGTCTAAAGCAAGAGCATCAAGCCGCAGCTGAAAAGCAACAGGCAGAGATGCAGGAGCAGCATAAGAGAGTATGGGCTGAAGAACATCAGAAGATGGCTCAGGTCATACCGGATTGGAACGATAATGAAAAACGCGCGGCAATATCTAAAGCAGTCGGTGAGTATGCACTCGCAAGAGGGTATACACAAGAAGAGTTAAACCAACTCGTAGATCACCGATCTATTATTATGCTAATGAAAGCTAAAGCTTATGAAGACATTCAGCAGAAGCAAACTGCGGTTCGCTCTAAGAAGGTTAGAAACAAGCCTAAAGTAGTTCGTTCAAAAGCAAAGAAAGATAAAGCTTCAGACTCCAAGCGTATCCGTACTGCCAAGATTGGGCGTCTCAAAGAAACAGGCCACATCGATGATGCGGCTGATTTGATCTTTGATATGCTAGAATAATAATTTTTTAGGAGATATTTAAATGGCAATCGCGTCAAATACGGCCGTCACTTATAGTGGTGTCCAAATAAGAGAAGATTTGTCAGATGTTATATACAATATCGCGCCTATGGATACCCCCTTCTTGTCTGGTTTGTCCAAGACGAAAGCTGACAACACGTTATTTCAGTGGCAAACTGATACGATTACAGCTGGTGCTGCGAACCGGGTTTTAGAGGGTGATGATAGTCCTGCTGCTGTTGCGTCCCCGCAACCGACGAAATTGCAGAACTATTGCCAGATCAGTAGGTATGTATTGCAAACATCAGGCACGGATCAAGTTGTGAACTATGCAGGCCGCGGCAAAGCCCAAGCCTACCAGCTCGCTAAAGCGGGAAAAAGAATGAAGCGTGATATGGAAGTCATGCTTACCTCTAATACCGCACGGGTGGTTGGTAATGCAACTCTTGCACGCGCAACTGCAGGAGCGCAGACATGGTTTCCGACTGCATCTTGGGTCGATGGTGGCACTGGTGGTTCAGCAGCGGCAGCGACTGGCGACGGTACAGATACCCGAACTAACGCTACTTCAACTGTTGCGGCTACAGAAGTTAACATTAAAGCTACTATCAAGAAGGCATATGATAATGGTGGTCAGCCTGACATGATTATCGTTCCTGCTGCGGTTAAGCAGACAATATCAGGATTGGCTTCAGTAGGCTCGGGCTCGGTATCGCTAGGCATTCCGCCTCGTCATAATGTTGGCTCAGGACCTGCGACAGCCGTTGCTGCTGTTGATGTCTACGTTTCTGATTTTGGTACTTTTAAAATTGTACCTGATCGAAACCTAGCCGCAGATGGTCCGGGTTCTGTTGCAGCGACTTGTTTCTTTATGGACATGGATTATTGGGCCATTTCTTGGCTACGTCCTTTCCATACTGTTGAACTTGCCAAACAAGGCGATTCAGTAAAGTCAATGTTGATTGCTGAATACGGACTTGTTTCGCGCAACTCGGCGTCTAGTGCGATTCTTGCATCTGTAAAGTAATAAGTATAGGGGGTGGGGAAACCCACCCCCGACTTATAAAGAGGATAATATGAAAAGTCTTAATAAAGATTTAGATCGAGCAGCCAATCAGATACTAAAACGTGGGGTTGTCAAGGAAGAAAAGCCAGAAGCTCCAGAACCCAAAGAGCCAACAGACGCTATGGGTTGGTTAAGAAAAGCATATATTGATAATGATCCTGCCGATGGAGCTCCGAAGGTCGGGGATATAGGGTATGTCTAAATATCTTCTTGAAAATAATGGTGTCACTAGAACAGAGATGTGGTTTGATGACTTTGATGACAGCTTTACATTTACAGAAATACAAGATGTAACACAAGTCCTTGAGGATTCTAAGAGAAAGTTTAATGAGTTTGGTGATAAACGAACACCCGGAAAGATGGGGGATTGGCATCACACCCATTCTATTCCAAGAGTCATTTATGAGAAATGGCAGCAAGAAACAAGGGTTCCTGATGGTCAGGGTGGTTGGATGCATATGATAGACAAAGACCCTGCAGTATTAGCATCATACCTCAATGATCCAAATTACTCGTACTTCAGAGTAGCTCCCACAAGAATATAGGTAAAGAACATGATTCAAGAATACAGACCATTAACTACACATACTTTAACTGCAGGAACTGCAACTGGCACAACTCGGACATCTGCATTTGATGCTCAAGTTCAAGCTGTTCTGGTTACTGCTACTGAAGATGTTTTTATTGAGTTTGGTGGTACACCAACTGCTACTGTTGCTGCCTCTGTGTTTATCACAGCAGATTATCCACAGATATTTAGGGTAAATGGCTCAGATAAAGCGGCAGTCATTACAGGAACGGGTGCATCATCTGTCTATGTAACTGAACTGAGTAGATAATGGCAATCGGTACTTACAGTGAGCTGCAGACTGCTGTAGCTAACTGGCTAGATCGTTCCGATCTAGGAAGCAGAATACCAGAGTTTATTACTCTATCGGAAGCGCGGATAAACCGTCTTCTGAGGGTTAGACTTATGGAGAATGTTAAGGTTATCTCCTTAATTAGTGGATCGAAAAGATACCCTATTCCTTCTGATTACCTACAGTTAAGAACGATACAATATGATGCCAGTTCTATAGCAAGCACAACATTAAATGGTGATATTACTGACTCTGATACATCTATTGTGCTAACATCCGCCTCTGGATTTACATCTTCGGGTACAATCCTTATTGAGTCAGAGCAGATTACATATACCGGAATCTCTACAAACACCTTAACGGGCTGTACTAGAGAAGTAAATGGCACTACTAAAGCAGCGCATACTGATGGGAAAACTGTAGCAGAGATATATACTATATTTACTGCTGGTACTATTTCAACTAATGTTGATAAGGAAATGAAACCCCTTAATTATGTTACCCCACAATTATTGACAAGAATAAATGCGGGTAGTGTAACGGGAATACCAGAAGTGTATACAATGAGAGCTGGTTACATTCTAATTGGTCCAGTGCCGTCAAGCTTGTATACTATGGAAATTGATTATTATGCAAAGGTAGCCGCATTAAGTGATTCTGCGACAACCAATGATATGCTAACCAACAACCCAGACTTATATTTATAT